TTACTTCTGGTTGTTTTTCTGACCATTCAACAAAGCCAGGCAGCGCTTTATTGATTTCGTCAAAACGTTCCTTAGTTTCTTCGAATGTATCGCCCTCTTTGCGGACCATTCCAGCTTTCAAGTCATAAAATTCTTTTAAAACCTTAATCATGTTTTTCCTCCGATTTATAGTTTTCTAGAGACAACGCCATTAAATCACCTTGAAAGTTTTGATAGAAAAACTCTACCTGGTCATTATAGACGTATCGTGAACGTTCTAAAATAAGCTCTCTCACTCGTGGATCGCTAGTGTTCTTACTACCGACTAAACTGTGAATCGCTAACTCAGAACTTTCCAACATACGGGAGAGGTTATCATCCTCTCCACTATGAAAAATTCTCATCCGCTCCTTAAATGCTTTAAGGAGTGGGTGAAATTCTTTTGTCTCCTCCATAGGGCAACACCTTAGTCCTTACCAAGTTTTAGGGTCCAAACCGCAGCGGTTTTTTC